GCGTAAATACCTAGGATTTCCTTATTTTCATAAGGTTCTAATCTATAGGTAGCAGGTGACTTCCTTAGAACTTCAAGGAAACGCCAGCCGTTGTCGTCGTAGTACATCGATGACGGCAATGAACCGCTATCTTCCCAATTCGTCGAGGTCTTACTCAGTGTTTTAACTTTAGGAGAATTCCAAAGTTTACTGTAGTAAAGCCCAAACGAATCAGGTATGGTCAGCGCACCCGGAAAGGTGCGCAACACACGGTACTTACCAAACCCCGGCCGAACGATTAACGACTCTGACGATAAGTCATCAGTCGTCCCCACCTTGCGTAACGAAAACATCTTATAGATGTCCCGCCACACAGGATAGGTTCGAGGATCGCAAACCTCACCATCCGAGCCTAAAGCAGACCACCAGCGTATACGGTTTAACAACCATATTGCTCTGGGCAGACTGTCAATCGGCTCTTTGATTTGAAAATGCGAAACGTCGGCGCCTCTGTAGTAGTGCTTTCCACACGATTCCCTAAAAGGACCCGTTATGAAAGTCTTCTCGGAATTAGTCTCAAAACCGCAATCGCGAAGATTCGCTATGACAGTTTGAGCTGCATCCGATGGTACGATTAAATCGTCACCAAACACAGAAGCGTCACCTCTATAACCTTTAACCCGGATTGTCGCTTGCGCGACAGCCCAAAAGATTAATGATTCTAACTCAAAGGTGAAACCGTTACCCATTGATGAGAACATTTCATAGACGAACCATCTTCCGTATCAGGCATGAAGCCTTCACGAGAACGGATCTCATCTAGAAAAATGAACCAATCATACGGTAACAATTTGGCAACCGTCTTGAAATACATCGTATTCGATGCGTTTCGAAAATCAACGGTCGCCAGCATACCATGCATTGAACCCTCGTAAGCCAATTCTTGATTGGTCACTTGGTTAGTTAGGTCTATCCCTGCAATGTCGTAAAGACGCTGCTTAAGGTATGTCCCAACTGCCAACTGGAAAAACATATTCCAGGCTGGTTCTTTTGCAATGGTACGGTTCTT